AGTTGTATCTCTTGTGCTATTAAGACAGAGGCTTCTTCCCACGTTTCCACGCTACTAATACTTTCCGTTTGCCTGTCCATACTGGGTTTGCCCTATGAGGTAAGTGTGAGGGGAAGATCGCGGCATGCCCCCGTTCACGGGGAGCATGACGAAGTTTCGTCTGTCCGTAGACACGCAGTCTGCCACCAGTATATGAACGTGGACTTGATAGTTGGATTACCATTGTAAGTTTACGTCTCTCGACTTGGTCTGCACCATTGTCAACGTGAGTGCCATAGAATTGACCGAAGCCATACTCAAGATACTGTAGTGTTTCGAGTTCACCATCGAGGTTAAAGCCAAGAGTGCGATTGTTTACGTCGTTGAACAGACGGTCGACCTTTTTATATAGCCAATCGTTTGGCCCGTCTGATCTGATCCACCCAGCCTTACAATTTCTTTGGAGCTTGGATACGAAGCGTCGGCCACCAATGACAGACGCGTCATCGACAGAGACCTGATCACACAATGCTTGGATTTGATCACACTCGTCTTCGTTGAACGCTGGGACTTGGAACCAGTTCTGTATGTGCATTAACACTTCCACCTTCTACGCGCGGCGCATATGCGCTTCTTTGGCGTCTTGCTACATGAAATATTGTGCATCTTCATCTGTCCTGCTGACCGAGAACAATAAGATGTACGACGTTTACCACCAGAAGGTTGGGGTGCTTTGAGCTTTGAGCCACATGCTTTGTTATACTTGGCTCTACCTTTGGCTGTAAGACCTGCGCCTTTTGATGCAGGCTTCTTCTCACCACGTCCGACAGACAGACTTACACTACAACGCTTTTTCTTTTTTGCCGCCATGGTTTTCTCCTACTTCTGGGTTAGTCCTTCTCTTTGTAAATATGCCAGATAATACTTGAGGAAGTCGTCCAGTCTGATCAGGCACAGACTTTCACCAGTCTTCATGCGCGACTTGCGATTGATGACTAGCGCACTGCTGTCTGATCTTGTTTTATCAATATTGGTTTCTGCTTGGCGTAAGGCATCGTGAAAGTTCAGACGCTCCACTCTCTTGGCCTCTACGAATAAGTCTGGTGTACCCAGTAAGTCTGCACCTCCAACCATGTTGACGTGTCCGCCACCAGATAAGGGTGCGCGGAAACTTTGCAGACCTGTTTGTTCGTTGATGTATGCGGCAAGTTCACGTTCGTACTTGTCGCCCTTTACTTTCATTCCTCTACCACTCAATCTTCATACCCCATATCTTTCCGACACGGCTTACAAAAGAACCAGTTTTTCGGACGTTTCTTTGTGTCACCGCACGACATGCAGGGACGCGACCACTTTATTTCCTCAAAGTCTCGTCGGACTTGGTACTTAGCTCCATCAAATTCTTGAAGTCCTTCTCTAACGAGGATGCGCTTCAGTGTGTCGACGCAACAACCTATCCGGCGTGCCATCTCTGAGTAGTTTGTATTTCTATGGTTTTCTTGGAGCCAAGACAAATCCGCGTCACTTACGCGAACATTTCTTGGCATATATTTCTCCTAACGGTCTGAATTTGTATAGAATTTAATACGCAAAAAGAGAAATGTAAATATCTTTAGGTGTCTTTAACACAACTATTGACGTATGAGGCCGAGGATGGTATAACGTCAAGGCGTTGAGTTTGAAACGCCCCCACCGCAGGTGGGGCGTTTGACTAGAACGAGACAGACTTCTTCTACGAAGTTGAACTCGACGTTATACCACTTCTAGTGTTCTTCAATGAAAACAATAGGTTAGCCTTGACAGACGTTGACGAAAAAAAACGCAACAACCGTGAGAAATATCCCGAAGTTGCCGCGTTTGTAGATAAGGTTCGGGTATATTTCCCCGAAGCCAAGGTTATTTCTATTCGGAAGTTATCACCCGAAGAGAAGGAGAAGCGGAAGAGACAGGTGGATCAAGCTCAAGCCAATCGCGCACAAGGCGTAAGGGTCTGGCCAACTTCGTAGCGATATACTCTGGATCATAACCATCCAATGCCATATCTTTTGCACGTTGCTTTGTTGATCTACTAGACACAACCACTTTTGCATCTGTTATATTGTGAGCCGCAAAACCTACCCACTGTACACGGTCGTGCATGTCTGTCCACTCACGTACTTTTCCGTAACGAACCTCCATGACCATATACAATCTATGCTCTGGCGGTAGCTTTGCTTGTAGCTGTGGCCAGATGGGGTGATCGTATGACCCGTCGAAGATACCCGCATTTTGTTTGGCTGTCTCTTCGTCTGCAAAAACTTGCGCCACTCTGATCTGTGTCTCCAGCACAGTAAGTTGGTTAGTTGATCCTGCTTCTCTACCCATGCCACCCTCAGACGGTTTGTTTGAATGGTGTACCATGATAACAGACAGGCCAGAGTTGCGGAGCTTTACCGCCAGCTTGTTAATCTTTGCCCATTCGTCTGCGGAGTTTTCGCCAAGTCCGGGATAAGCTGAACGGATAGTATCAATCACGACAACGTCTGGCTTGGCATATTCAATCCAACCTTGCAGTTCGATTAGACCCTCACGTTGATTGAGGTCTATCTCTTTGTCATCAACGAACGGTGTCCAGATATTAAGTCTGTCTTGTGTATCACCGTGCATCTGCCGCATCTCCATCAGACGCTTGGCAATGGTGGACATACCCATCTCGAAGTCTAGGTATAAAACTCGTGCAGGTCTGCCGATTTCAAAGGGGCCAAAGTATTTCCGACCCGCCGCCATGGAGGACATTGCATGCTGAACAAACATAGATTTTCCGTGGCCCGAATAACCGAAGACCTGCACGATTGTATTACTCGGTAGCCAAGGTTCGATCAAGTAACTTTTGGCGTCTGCTTGAGATAAAAGTTGCTCCGCATCCTTCATCTGAATGAGCTTACGATCACGCTTTTCAGCCTGCTGTTCTGGATGTACCATTGGCTTGAAGCTGTAGTTGCCTTTATCATCAAACCGTTCGGGATGGTTACGCCTTTCAGCTTGCTCCATTGACTGAACAGTTGCCTCAAATTCTGGCTCGTCTAGCGCATCAGCAAAGAACTCATTCATGAAAGCGTGACCTCTGACGCGTAGGTCTGGGCCAAAGTAACCTTCGAGAATGCTCTCAGATATGTGACGCATGACGCGCTCGTTACGACCGTTGCTCATGCCAGTTGGTAGCTTGAGTGTATTAGGGAAGTGATCCCTTACATACTTGGCAGTGCGATCCCATTCACTGATGAACTCGTCTGGCTGTAGAGGTTGAACAGACGTTAAGTCTAACTCCTCAAAGCTGAACTCTCCTTCAACCTTTTCATGAAGTTCTGGTTGCCAATCTTCCCACACAGGGTATTCATCATAGTCGAGATATTGTGGGTAATCCCAATGGTAGTGATTAGAAGGAGGGAGAAGGGCATAACTGCCATCACCTCTGAAATCTAAGCCGTCTATCTTTGGCCAGTCTGCGCCACGGCTATTTACCCCTGCACGAGGGCCACGTCTGACGCCGTCCTTGGGATGTTCGAAGTAAAGATGCACACCGCGCTTTGTCTTTACTCTTATTGGTGAGCGCATACCCGCATCGAACGCGGCATGTAATGCGTCTTCGTTATCACAGTCGACAACGACCAAGCCAGATATTGCACCCGTAACGATAGCGATGTCATGGTTCGGCCATTGACCCCACCATCCATTCACCTCGTCTTCAGTTGGCAATCTGTCTTGGTATTCTCTCCATCTTATTGCAGGTCTCTTCCCCTCTGGCTTAATTGGAATAATACTCCAACCTCTTTCCAGATATTCAAGAGCCGCGTCTAGTTTTGTCTTGGTCATAATCATCCTTTTCAAAGTATAAGTCTAAGTCTATTTCTGGTTTCTGGGATTTGATTTTCTCCAAGACGACACTGCTCATGTACTCGCGATTGATCCAACCGTATGGGGCAGTTCTTACCACCCCTGCAATCTGGGCAACCGCTGACGCACCGCCAAGGTCATCAATCAACCTTTGGATATTCAGCTTCGCTTGCATAATAATCTTCCTTTTTTGTTTTCAGACTTGCGTCTTTGTATAATGTATAATACTCTTACGGTGTTTACAAGACACCAAACGATTAAGCTGGTGTTAGATTTACGGAGGTAATAATGAGTGAAGTAGACAGTTGGTCAGTGTTTGAAGACACAGCCATAAGACCACAAGCCGCTGATATATCAGCAAATAAACTTGAGCCACTTGCTGAAGAGTACGCGCAACTCAAGTCACAAAGCGAAGTTATCGCAGAAAGAATAGGCCAACTCGAAAATGAGATTGCCTATTTATTCCCCGAAGAAGCAGGGGAAATCGCCCAGTCCACCACAAAGTTTGAGGTTATTGTGTCTCGATCTGAGCGTTGGTCATGGGACAAAGAAGCTCTGGAAAAACAATTTGGAGACCGAAGTCTGCCAGATCATGTGAAGCGTAGCCACTCTGTGGACAAGCGTAAATTTCAGAAGTTGCCACAGCATGAGCAAGAATTACTACGCTATGCACTAACCCGAAAACTGGACAGACCGAAAGTGAAGGTGATCCCAAATGTTTAAACCAATGTCGACGTCGGACGTGACAGAAAATGAACCGACAAAAACTTTACTATATGCACACCATGGGTATGGGAAGACTTACCAATGTCGCTACTATCAGAAGCGATTTGGCAAGGGCTTAATATTATCTGGTGAAGCAGGGCTAAAATCTATTGAAGACGTAGCCATTGATTACCTGCCATTCTCAAGTTGGGATGGGAAACAGGATCATGACAATGGCGTCTATTCGTTTCGTGGTCTTTGGTCATTCATTGCATCTCCAAAATTTAAAGAAGCTGGATACAAATGGATCGCAATCGACAGCTTGACTGAGTTGTCTGAGCGTCTGATTGAGCATCTTGAGAAGCAACATGAGGGCAATAAGAACGCTTTCGCCATGTGGGGTGATTACAACCGCATGATGTTGGGTGCGCTCAAGGCTGTTCGTGACTTGCCAGTGCATGTGTACGTCACATGTC